TTAGGTGGTAATATGAGATTAAAAGCTTGTCAAGAAGCAGGGTTAAAAGAAATTTACGTTAATATAGCTAAAGGGTGGACAGAGAAACAAAAACAACAGTTTATAATAAAAGACAATATTGGTTATGGGGAATGGGATTGGGATGTATTAGCAAATGAATGGAATATAGATGAATTAAATGATTGGCATTTAGATTTACCACCAATATTTAATGATGAAGAACCATATACAAAAAAAATTGATTCACCAAAATATGAAGCTAGTGAAGAAAAACCTAATATAAATGAACTTGTTGATGATACTAAAACAAAAGATTTAATTAGAAAAATACAACAATCAGATTTGAATAAAAAAGAAAAAGATTTTTTAATAAAAGCAGCGCAAAGACATATTGTATTTAATTATGCAAAAATTGCAGACTATTATGCAAATTCAGAAAAAGATGTACAACAATTGATGGAAGATAGTGCGTTAATAATAATAGACTTTAAAAAAGCAATAGAACAAGGTTATGTAAATTTAAATGAAAAAATCACAGATCAGTATATAAAAGAATATGGCGAGTGACAATAAAAAATTTGTAGTTTTTATATTAACTTATGGTAGATCTAAAAAAGTATACACATATAATACTTTAAAAAAACAAAATTATACAGGTAATATTTATTTGGTATGCTCTGATGATGATAAACAATTAGATGCTTATAAAAATAATTTTAAAAATGTTATTGTATTTAATAAATATAATTATCAAAATAAATTTGACATAGGAGATAATTTTAATGATAATAGGGTAGTTGTATTTGCAAGAAATGCAATCTATGATATTGCAAAAAAATTAGGCATTAAATATTTTATTGTTTTAGATGATGATTACACAGCGTTTAGATATACAGCAGATGCAAATCAAACATATTTAACAAAAGCAAAGAACATTAAAAATTTAGATGTTTTATTTATAAATCTTTTAAGTTACTACCAAAATACAAATGCTAAATCTTTATGCATAGCACAAGGCGGTGATTTTATAGGAGGGGAAAACAGCAGGGTATTTAAAAAGAAACTTACACGCAAAGCAATGAATTTTTTTATTTGTAGCACAGAAAGACATTACAACTTTATAGGTAGAATTAATGAAGATGTTAATACATACGTTAGATTAGGTACAATAGGTGATTTATTTTTAACAATAGCTGATATAAGATTAGAACAATTAGACACACAAAGCAATACAGGTGGTTTAACAGAGTTTTATTTAGATGGTGGCACTTATGTTAAATCTTTTTATACAGTTTTATTTTCACCAAGTTGTACAAAAATTACTTTAATGGGTAATAAAAATAAACGACTGCATCATATGATAAAATGGAATAATGCAGTGCCGAAAATATTAAAAGAAAAATATAAAAAATGAACAAAACAGAACACAATAAAAAGGCTTTATTAGAAGCATTAGAAAAATCATTAGGTATTGTTACAACAGCTTGTAAGCAAGTAGGAATAGGTCGAACTACATATTATGAATATTTAAAAGACAAAGACTTTAAAAAGCAAGTAGATTCAGTACAAGATATTGCATTAGATTTCGCTGAAAGTCAATTACATAAACAAATACAAGCAGGAAATACAGCAGCTACTATTTTTCTGTTAAAAACAAAAGGTAAGGGTAGAGGATTTGTTGAAAGGCAAGAAATTACAGGTGCAGAAGGATTACCAACAAACGTAACAGTAGAAATAATTAGGAATGAACATAAAAACGAATGATGTATATGGTCATTTAGTTGATAGTAATAAAAAAATAATAGTTGAGCAGGGTGGCACAAGAAGTGGGAAAACTTACAATATATTACTATGGATTATATTTAGTTATTGCACAAATAAAAGAAACAAAACAATAACAATATGCAGAAAAACATTTCCAAGTTTAAGAGCATCTGTTATGCGAGATTTTTTGGACATATTAAGAATACACAAAATGTATTCAGAAGAGTCGCATAACAAGTCATCAAGTGAATACAAGCTCTATGGTAACCTTATAGAGTTTATTAGTTTAGATCAACCGCAAAAAGTAAGGGGTAGAAAAAGAGATTTACTATTTATTAATGAAGCAAATGAATTGTATTGGGAAGATTGGCAACAACTAATTTTTAGAACACAGGGCAAGATTATATTAGACTATAACCCATCAGAAGAATATCATTGGATTTATGACAAGGTAATACCAAGAGATGATGCTGACTTTTTTAAAACAACTTATTTAGATAACCCTTTTTTAGAAGATACAATAAAAAGTGAAATAGAAAGGTTAAAAGAAACAGACGAGCAATATTGGCAAATATATGGTTTAGGTATAAAAGGTGTTACTAAAGCTACAATATTTAGGTATATAGAGGTTAATAAAATACCTGACCAAGCAAAGTTTTTAAGTTATGGTATGGATTTTGGATATACTAACGATCCTACCACGTTAACAGGAGTTTGGACACACGAACATAATATTTATATCAAAGAATATTTATACCGAACTATGATGACCACAACAGACATACATAAATTCTTACAATCGTTAAATATAAATAGAGAAATGATATGGGCAGATTCAGCAGAGGTGCGTTTAATAGATGAATTAAGGCGAATGGGTTGGAATATAAGACCAAGCATAAAAGGTAGAGATTCAGTCAATGCAGGTATAGATCTTTTAAAAAGGTATAAAATACATATAACTGATGATAGCAACAACGCAATACAAGAGTTTCGTAATTATAAATGGAAGGAAGATAAAAATGGTAAAATGATAAACATACCTGAAGATAATAACAACCATATTATTGACGGATTAAGGTATGCTACATATAGTATTTTAAGCAAACCAAACTTTGGTAAGTACGCAATAAACTAAAACAAATTAGTTTTTATTAAATATTTTTAATATCTTTATAGTATATAACAAATAAAACTAATAATTATGAATATGAATTTTTACAAAAAACTAGAAGAAATAAATAATAATCCTAACGTAAATGTATTACTAGATCAATTATCTACAGAGTGTTTAAATTATCAAACAAGATTAGAATTAATAGAACAAATTAGAAAAACTTTAAAATAATGAAAACAGAAACAAAACTAAACACAGGAATAACAGTACAAAGAATAACCAAAAATGGTGTAACTAAAATATATGTCAAACAAAAATAAAAACTATGAATATAATGAAAGAACTATTTAAAAAACAAAACAAAAGACTGACAATTAAATTTATAACCTATCCGATTTATTGGTTTATTATTTGCTACGCAACAATGTATGCAGCTGCAATCTACTTGGATTATAATACTGTAGCTTATGGCACATAATGGATGGTCAAATTATGCTACTTGGCGAGTGCATTTAGAATTATTTGAAGAGTATGAGTTTTTCATTGATTATACAACAGAAAATTTAGAAGACTATGTTTATGATTATATTGAACAAGATTGTAGTAATCAATTAACTTTAGATTACGCAAATGCTTTTATAAGTGAAGTTGATTTTAATGAAATATATAATGCAATACAAGATTGGAAAAAGGAATATAAATGCCCTGAATGTGATAAAGATGTTGATTATAAGGGTTATTGTTCAAAAGAGTGTGAGGAAGCGAGTATGCATTAAGTTTTTTATTTAGTTTTATTTGTTTAAATTGGGGTGGTCAATATGATTGCCCCTTTTTTTATAAACAAGATTTAAATGACGTTATATAATTATGAAGTTACACATAAACATACCAGACAGTTTAAGTGATATTACTCTTGAACAATATCAAAAGTTTGATAAATTAAATACTAAAGAAAACGAAGGAACAGTATTTTTAATGCAAAAAATGGTTGAGATATTTTGTTGGGTGCCTTTAGATCTAACAAGAGAAATTAAATATAATGATCTAATAAGTATTGTTGAGCATATAAATAATTTAATTACAAAAGAGCCTGAATTAATTACAACCTTTTTATTAAATGGCAAAGAGTATGGCTTTATACCAAATTTAGATAATATTACTTTAGGTGAATATATAGACCTTGATAATTATTTAGGTGGTTGGGAAAATATGCATAAGGCTATGTCGGTTATGTATAGACCTATAACATTAAAAAAAGGTAATAGATATATTATTGAAGATTACAAAGGATCAGTATATCAAGAGCAAATGTTAAAATGTCCATTAGATGTAGTAATTAGTGCTATGGTTTTTTTTTATCATTTAAACAAAGAACTGTTAAGCTATACCCTGAAATATTTGAAACAGGAGATAGGGGAGAATCTGTCGGTGGATCAGATAAAAACTTTGGAGAGAAATGGGGTTGGTATCAATCAGTCGCTTTCCTCTCTAACTACAATATTGAAAGATTTAAACATATCACAAAATTAAAAGCAACAGAGTGCTTTATGATGTTAGCATTTTCAAAAGAAAAAAATGAGTTAGAAATGAAACAAATAAAAAAAGCAAATAAAATATGAAAAAGAAAAATAAAAAAATTAAGATAGAAAAAGGTAATGTATTTTGCGAGGGTGATAATTGTTACTGCGATATGCAAGAAACATTAAATAAAATATTTCCATATTATATGCCTAATTGTTTAACAGAAGAAGAATTTAACATACTTAAAAACAATTTAAAAGAGATAGATTTATTATCAGAAGAAAATAAAGACAATCTTTTAGAAATTTATAAAAGTGTATTTAAGGTAAATAGAAGTTGGGGTACTAAGGTTTATAATCATTTAGCAAGAGTTTATAAAGAATATGAGCCAACAGGGAACTAGATCATTTTATCAAGTAACAGAAACATTAAAGACACAATTATTAGCAGACCCAAATGTTAATACAGTTACTTTTGGTGATATATCTGACATTGATTTATCTAAACAAACAATGTTTCCTTTATCTCATATTGTAGTAAATAGTGTTAGTTTTGAAAATAACATAGTTAATTTTAATATTAGTATATTGTCAATGGATATTGTAAATACGTCTAAAGATGAAACAACTGATATTTTTAGAGGCAATAATAATGAACACGATATACTTAATACACAATTAGAAGTACAAAACAGATTAGTACAAGAGTTTAAAAAAGGTGATTTGTTTTCACAAAGTAGCACAACAATTAATTACCAAATACAAGGCGACCCAAGTTGTGAAATATTTATGGATAGATTTGAGCATCAACTAACAGGCTGGGGTATAACTTTTAATTTAATTACAAATAACGATATATCAGTATGCGATTAAAAGAAATAGAAAAAACTTTAGATAAATTTGCTCAATTAGTTATACAACAAGCAAAAACTAATTTACAAAATAAAAAAAGTAAATCTTCAGGTAGATTAGCAAAATCTTTAAAATATCAATTAACACAAGCAGAAAAAGGTTTGGTATTAAGTTTTTTTGGTACTGATTATGCTGATTTTTTAGACAAAGGTGTAAAAGGTGCAATTAATGATAAATCTGGTGCAATAAAAAATAAAGATGGTAATTTTTACGCTTATACAAACAAAATGCCACCACCTAGCAAACTTGATAATTGGATAGTAAGAAACAATTTAGCACCAAGACAAAACGGTAGATTTACAGGTAGAAAAATTAGCACAGTAGGTTTTAAAAAATCAATACAATTTTTATTAGCAAGAAGTATATTTAGCAGAGGTATAAAAGCTAGTATGTATTTTACAAAACCTTTTGAAAAAGAATACAAGACACTTGCTGCAAATCTAGTAAATGATTTTAAAATTGAAATAGATAATAAAATAGAAAATAAATGAGTACAAAATTAAATGCTAGAAGCCCTTTTTATTTAACACTTACAGAGCCATCTGTACCTACACCTACATTTACTTGTGTTACAGCAGGTGTTTTAGATTCAGGAGGTGCAACTATATTTCCTAATTTTGCAGTTAATGCACAAGGAGTAGTAACAGTAGGTGATTTATTAGCAGGTACAGTATTAGGCTTTACAAGTTCAGCAGGTGATTTTGCTGATGGTAAGTTTGCGGCAGTTGGTACAAACACATCAAGAACAGTTGTTTTTACAATAGCAATACCTGCAGGTTTTTCAAACACTAGCACAGGTGTTTTAAATTGTAGTGCAGTAACAACACAAAGCCCTCCAGATTCTTGTACAGGTGGTATAACTAACAATGGTTCAATATCTAATTTATCTATTAATACAGCATCAAGTCCAAGTTCAATAACTTTAGCAAGTTTTTTTAATGGTACACCAACAAGATATTTTATTACAAATAATAATCCTTCTTTTATGACAATAAGTGTTACAGGTGCTACGACATCTTTAGAAGGTGAAAATACTATAATTGCAGATGGTAATGCAACTGTTTTAAAAGTAGAGCCTGGAAGTATAGCAGGTACACAATCAATTAGTGTAGAAGGTAGGGATGCTAGTTTTCCCTCTAGTTGTTCATCAGTACAAAACTTTGATGTTACAATAGCTATTAGTGGTAATGCTTTAGCTTGTACATCTGGCACAAATCAAACTGCAATAGACACAGAAGGTGGTTCTATGACATCAGCAGGTGTTTTAACTGTACCAAATAGTTCAGCAAGAATCACTATTGTAAAAGAAGGAAGCACAACTAGGGGAACAGGTACAGATTTAAGAGGGAATAATAATGTAACAGGTTTTGCTGTAAATAGTACAGGATCAGATAGGTCTGTAGATGTTAAATTTACTTTTGTTATACCTGCAGGTTATACTAATACAGGTGATGGTACACAAACTTTAGAGTGTACTATTCCTATTACACAATTTGGAACTACAGCAACATTTAATTGTGATGATGCAGGTCTTAAAGGACAAAAAATTAGTAAAAATGGTGCTATATTTGTAGGCACATTTGCAACTGTAAATAATTCAGGTGGTGCTAATAATGGTAAATCAATATCAGGATTTTCCCCGCCTAGTTGGGATTCTGTAACTGTAGAAACACCCAGAGATGTTATTTTTAATGTTTATATACCTAGTGGTTTTAGTAATACAGGTGATGGTGAGCAAACTATAGCTTGTACGAAAGAATTATTACAACCCCCTACAGGTTTACAAGTACCAGTTGAAACAGCAACAGACAGCACAAAAGGGTATAAATATTTTATATCTAAAGGTAAGGGTAGCCCTGCCGCATTTTGTGATGCTATTTATGGTACAACAGTAGAAGTATTATCTAGAGGTAATGCAGGTGGATCAGCTAACGTAGATGCTTTAAAAAATAGTGTAATTTACAGAAACGATACACCTTTTGATGGTGAAGATCTATTTTATATAATTACAACTTTAGCTAAAGGTAGTGCAGGTGGTTTAGTAAATCCTACAGGAAGTGCATATCAAAAATTTACAATAGTACAAATCAGTACAAGTGGTGTAGTTTTAGCAGTTAGACCTAGTGTTTGTAAAGCTGATGCAGGTAATACTGTGCCTTCAGCAGATGAATCAAATATAATAGCAGGTGGTGAAATTTAAAAAATAAGATATGGCACAAATATTAGGAAGTGTAGAATTAAAATTATATGTGTATGATGGTCTTGTGGATAAATCACTTGATGATGCTACAGAATTAAAATATACAATTACAAAAGATAAAATATCTACTCACAGTAAAATTAATTTAGAAATAGGTGAACTTGTAAGAGATTATTTAACTATATCATTTAATGATGATTATACAAGTACAACAAGATGGGTAAAAGCTATTGTAACTTTTTTTGATACTACAGGTGCATTATTTGAAGTAAACAATTCACAAGAAACTACAACATATTTAGCTTTTGATGGTTATGGGTATTTTGAAGATGGTGCAAATCCTGCATTATCTACAAATGTTTTAATTAGTTCTACTGATCATTATTTACCAGAAAATGTAGCAGGTAAAATACCAATCTTTAAAGAAGGTGTAGGCAAGGTTATTATAGATTCAAGTACTACTACAATTACAGATGATAATAATAGTAACCAAAAAATACAATATATTACGATACCAGCAAATGCTAATACAATGCAAGTTTATGCAACTGATAATACTACATTATTAACTACAATAACATTTAAACAATTATGCACACCAAAATATACAGCATTTAAAGTTACTTTCGTGAACAAATTTGGTGCGTTCCAAGATTTATATTTTTTCAAGAAAACAACTGAAAGTTTTACAGTAAAAGATGAAAAATTTAATAGAAATATTATTAAAACAACTGATGGTACATATAATATAAATGAAGGTGAACAAAGTAGGTACAATGTTTCTGGTAAAACTAGATTAAGTATGAACACAGATTTCATATCTGAATCAATGAATCAAACAATAGAAGAACTATTTATAAGTGAAAATGTATTTATTAGAATTGGTAGTCAAA